CATTGAGCCAGGCACATTGGAGCCAGTGCGGGTGAAGAACTCAAACTTCAGTGAGTTGAACATGTACTTCTCCCATCCCGCAGCCTCATTGGAAAGCCACGGGAAGCTCGCAGCCAGCCCAGGATTCAGGGCCAGCGCTTGAGCCACGGTGAACGCACTCGATCCAGTAATCGAGGCGACCAACTCTCGGTGAATGATGCGGCATGAGTCCACACCGTTCCGAAAGATTTGCGCTTGACCCGTGCGCTGAGCGGTAGCGTAGGCGGCGGCAACAAATGCCTGCTCACCAGCGCCAGCGGCAGCTCCTCCACGTCCCCGACGGGCGGCTCGCTTCCTGTTCTGGCGAGATTGCTTTCTCTTCTTTTGCGCAGGCTGCGCACCAGATGCAGGATCAGAACCACCAGCGTTGCGGCGACGCTTACGGCCAGAGCCACTGCGTGCATTGCTGTTGTTGTTGTTATTCATCGTTTCAGTATGAAAGTCAGGATTTCGTGACTCCGGTGCGACCGGTGACAACTGTGGATGACTACAGCATGCTTGGCACCCACTATTTGTTAAACCAGTATATCTGGTAGATTTTGAGGCTGTCCACTGCCTTATGCCAACCGTGCACTGAGTCGTAACGATTTGTGGTCGTTGGGGGCACGACCCCCCGGCTCACTCTGGTGTTCACAGTCGGCCCTTTGTTAACCCGGTTGGTCCGGGAGATGTTCCAGCTGTCCTATGCTTGGCCCGAAAGCTCAGAGAGAGATACCTGAGCGCTTAGCAGCGGCGGCACGGTGTTTGTCCCATGCAGCTCTTCGCTTCGCGTACTCGGCATCATCCTCATCCGGCTTCCTACCAGGTGCCATCCACTGGCACGGGCAGATGAAGGGTTGGGAAGTCTTCTTATTCATCACGACGGGATGCTCACACGCGTCGGCTTCCTCTTTTCCCTTGTCATCTCCACTGGTGCCCAGAGCCAGCGCTTGATATGCTTTAAAAGCATCCGTGCTAGCATTGGCAATTTCGCCTTTACTGGGTCTTGCAGCTTTAGCATCAGCCTTGGCACTGGCCTTGCTTTCATGAACCTGGATGTGTGTACTACGACCCAGTTTGAAGATGTCTGCTTCCATCAGCTCAGCACCAGCTGGGAGCACAACTTCTCCATTCATGATGACCGCCGTCTTTGGTAACACAATCTCAGCCTCACCAAACCCAGGGCAATTAAGCAGCTGAGTCACTGTATTGATGAGGCCAAGCCATGTCGTAAGTCCCAGACGATCTAAGCTGAGCTTCTCGCAAGCGTTGTCAATCACCAAGTCCATCCATGGAGCATAGGTGTTGACCACATACGCGTGGCCGAGAGCTAATGGGCGTTCCCAGCGGCCCGTTCGAACTGCAGCATCCAGTAGCTCTTTCACAATAGGGGTGTTAGTATCTGTGCAAGCTAAACTGGTCAGTTTCTCGAACAGCTTCGCACTAGCTTTGCTAGGGTGCGCAGCATCAGGGTCAACCGTGAGGTGCAACTTCACAATCATGCGAGAGAAATCGATCATGCTGTTAGTGTCACCAGTGAACACTTCTGGGCTATAATAGCGTCCTAAGAAGTTCACACCCATCTCACCTCGAGGAATAAACACACATTCCATGCTCATTCCGAAGTCACGGGCCACGTTCTGGAAAATTTCGGCATCTAGGTCAGCCGTGAAACCATCATCCCCGCCATAAAGACCACACCCGACCCAAGCTTCCGCAGGTGATTTTCCCTGCAGCCGCAAAGCGGAATACGAGAAGAACGCGCTACGCGCAGAGTTCAATCCCGCAGTGTCTGGAAATCCTGACAACTGAGTGTCATCAGTCCAGTACTCGAATCCGCCTGGGGTCTGGGCAATATATCCGAAGGTCTTACGGCGCACTCGGAACAGAGGGCCGTGATGGCGACGAGCATACGCTCTGGCGAGCAGCATCTGGTCAAACTCCCGCAAAGCTTTCTTGACGTTTCCGTCAAAGCGATTTGCATCGGTGTCCAAAATGCCTACTTTAGCACTCTGCGCTACGGCCACAACGGCTTCGTGCACATCAGCAGGTTTCATACCAAAAGCGTACCAGGGACAACTTCTGCCACCAGCAATGCCAGGACGGCCACAGTCGGTAAACTGTGCAAAATGGTCGGCGAGAGGGTACATATACTGGCTCCACTCGAGCATAATGATTGCGGGTGCAGGACTGATAATCCGTGTATCGGTTGGTTTCCCGTAAGTCTCTCGCTTGTTGAAGACTTGGAGCTTGAACGGGTCAGGTTTCCCGGATAAGGCGGACGCATTTCGCACTTGCTGTCCGGGCGCAGGTTGGCGCCGAAGAACCTCTTCGATACTGCAGGGGTCAAGAACGCCAGCTTCTGGGAAGACGTGCTTACAGAACTCGACCGCGAGGGATAGGTACTTAACGGGCATCTCATTCACTTTGTTGCCAGTGAACTTCTTGACGCGACCCTCTGCTGCTTGGATTTGGGCTGGTAAACCGCCTAGTGGGACATAAGCTCCTCCCACAACAAATGGTTTCATGAACGGCACAGCCAGCGGAGCCTCGGCAGCTCCATCTAGGTTGAACGTGTACCTTCTTTCACCAATGATGGCGGTTCCAATGGACAAAATTGGCAGTGGTCCTGGGTTGGCTTTAAAGAACTCGGCCAACAACCCTGCCTTTCCGCGCAATTGCACAATGCGCTTCTCCAGCTCCAATGCGACCGTGGCGTGAGCTTGGCCGTAGGAGCTCGCACAAGACAAATAGTGGCAGCGTGCTGCTTCAAAATCAGTCTCGGGGAGGTTGAGCGAGTAGGGACTATCAACTCGTCCAATGGACACCACTGTTCCTTCTGAGGTCATTGCGCGCAAGCACACGAAGCCTTCACAGACGTTCGGTTTGATGCGCTCCAAAGTAGCCCCTCGAAGAAGGCCCAGGGCCCTGGCACAACGTGCGACACAGGCGGCGAACCCCGTGTAATGCGCTAAGGGCGTGTATAAGACGACGGCACGGTCATCAAACACGTGTTTGACGTCTTGCTGGTACACAGTGAATGGACCCAGCAAACCAAAGTAGCCATGGTCGACGACAAAGACATCGTCGGACGTATGATTCCACAAATGGTGTCTGTATCGGGCACCTCCGGAAACATTCATGTTATACACACCGTTCTTGTCGAACGAGGCAGTGACCTCGTTATCGCTACGGCCCACTTGTGAAGGCAGAATGGTGTACATGAGGATGGGCTTTCCATCAGAGTAAACGAAAGGCGTCTCAGGGTAATAGTCAACGTCAACCATGACATGAAGCCCAGCATCGCTGCTAGGCAACAGGGGACGGACTACCACGTCTTTGAAGTCGTAATACTCACGAGTGCCATCGTACCCGTGCTCAAGATCACGCTTGGAGCACTGATAGAACTGGGGTAACAATCCAGTGGTAGTGGCAAGGCGAGCCGCAAATGCGCTCGCGAGGGAACGGTATTTAGCGTGGACAGGATGCGTGTGCGTCTGGTCAGGGTTCATTTCCTGCTGACCTTCAACATCTGCTTGAAGTTGCATGTCCTTGAACGCATATCTGAGAGCCACATGAGCTGGCTCTCTATGCAAGAATCTGGACAACACAAACCTTCCATAGTGGTAAACACCGGCACCGACAAGAACACACCCCGCAGCAACAGGCAGGGCGTACTTGGCGATGTCTAACAAAGTGACAGCTTCTGAATTGAAGGTACAGTCAGCCATCGTGAGATTTCAGTCGTGTCTCAAACGTATAACTCAGCG